TTGAAAACTTCTGTTCTCATTCAGAAATTAATGGAAATTGACAAAACTGTGCCATTCGATGCGGACGTAGTGACCGGTGAGGAATGGTGGCCAACCCCGATTTCTCGTGTTTATCACAAGCCACCACATACCTATGTAGAATTTGAAACAGGTGAACAATCGCAAGATGATCCTGACGAGCTAAGTGTTTATAGCGAATTAGAAATTCGTGCACATCAAATGATGCAAATTAGAGATTTTGTGCAATCTAACAAGGGACTGAAACCTGAAGAAATTGTTTCGGAAATAAACGTTCAAATTGAACGTCTGAGGGCGATGGCTGAGGCAATTTTGAAACAATAATTCATGTTCTATATTCTTCATACTGGCTGTGGGTTCAACTCCCGCCAGCTCCACCACTTTTGATAGGACTGCAACCGGACAGAGGCTATAAAAACAGCCACTTATGGAAACTGACCAGACAGTAAACAGACCAAGAAAAGACAAAAATATGCACGTGAAATGCACGTGCACTTCAAAAGAGCCTCAGATTTCACAGTCTGGGGCTTTTCCATATGTAACCAAGTGTAACTATTTAGCACTACAATATTCACTCATTAGAGCCTAACAGATAAATTATTTAGCCCGTAATTAACTAGTAATACCGAGAGAAATGAGATAGTGAGCAATCTGAATCCATGCATGACTTGTGGAGCATGTTGTGCATTTTTTCGTGTTTCCTTCTACTGGGCCGAAGGCGATGATGCAGGCGGCACCGTTCCAGCGTATCTCACTGAACAGGTTTCGCCCTATCATCGATGTATGAGTGGCACAAATCAGAAAAACCCCCGCTGTATTGCTCTTGCCGGAAAACCTGGGGAAAGTGCCTTTTGCACAATTTATGAGAATCGCTCGTCAACATGCAGGGAATTTGCTATGTCGGGTGAAAATGGGGAAATAAATAAGGCATGCAATCGTGCGAGAGCTCATCATGACTTACCCCCACTTTGATGATTAAAATTTTTTTACGCGGATAATAGTATGTATCATGAAGAAAATATTGCTCTTCATGATACACAGAAACATAAATTGATTTTAATTTGATATTCCAAAGCATAAAGCCCTGCATGTTACGCAGGGCCAAGCAACAGAGTAAAAATTAATTATTAGAAGCGGTAACCGATACCAGCAATCCAGGTACCGACTTTTACACGTCCCAACTTACTATATTCATAAGAAGCATCAAGCACCAAATTAGGGATTGGGTTAAACTGTAGGCCTACACCATATACGGCTGAAGTTTTGCTCTCAGAATTGGAATATCCCGACATGTCGGCCTCGACTCGCCCATGTCCGAAACCAATCAAACCATACGCACTGATGTAATCATTGAAACGATAGGCTGGCCCCGCAGATAGCGAGTAATAATCTAAGTCTTCATTTCCAACTTTGTGACCAGCATAATAATAATTATAACTTAAATTAGTGTAAGTAAATGAAGATGCAATCCCCAAATGCTGATCCAACTCATAACGATATTTAATGTTTATGCCCTTCGGATTATCATCAAGTTTGTCGCCACCTGCTTTCACATGGCTTTGAGCATACCCTATTGAGAGGCTATTATTCAGTAGTTCAGCGTTTGCTGCGCCAGATACCATACAGGTACCCATAATAAAAGTTGCCAAAACTATTTTCTTCATAACAAATCCTTCTTTAATTAAGCAAAATTTATCAACTCACCATCTTTGCCACTGGTGCATTTACATAGTATTTACATATTTTTATTTAGCCAACACTTAATCTATATAGTAATTGTTATGACGCATAAGCATGCATGATTAATATTTCCGCACGTTATTTTTAATGTCTCGTCATACTTCATATAAAACGGATTTTGCGCCATGTCAGAATGTTCTGTTCTTATTACTTTTTCCATAATTGCCTCGCCTAAAGATACGAACGGCACAATATATAACCCAGCGCCTCCAGCACGGTACTTTCAGTACCTCCATTACATCTAGGAATTTGCCACCAGTTGGTATTCATTCAATACTCGCACTATCGGAGTTTGCCAGCCACAGCACATTCTTGGTTCCCTTCCCACAATTTAATCACCGCAGCACATGTTTTATCCAGTATGCTGCGGTTCTTATCACTGAATTTTTAATCCCCGTATCAAGCTTAATCCCCAATATTATCCAACGCTTCTTTCATTCCCCGCTGACGACGGTAAATTTAGTCGTTGCGCCCAACTTACACCATACCTCTTCAACCACTTAGTACCGGTAATATCCGGCATCTATCGTGGGGGAATCCACATTCCAGAATCCCTGCGGATTACATGCCAGGATCATCCAGGCTGTATTACAGGATGAGGGCCACGGCGGCATATCGTCATCGTCCGGGTAATCACATGAGTCGATATAACCGTAACGTGTGCGCAGCGGTGCCAGCCGGGCCAGAATATCCGTCGCAATAGCATCTTCACCCAGCCTTCTGGCCAGTAACGCCACGCCTGCACTTCCCTCCACCCACACACCACGCTGTTTACTCGGGTAACCATATTTCGGGTGATACGGCGTATACCCCGTCGCATCATGCGTGGCGTACCAGAATCTGTCGAGGTACGTAAAACACCGCCAGGCTTTCTCTGTATCAAAGTTGGCCACAAACAGCCCGCCCCAGCTTGAACAGTCCAGTGGTGACGCCCTGTCAGGCCCGGTGGTGCGCATCCCGGCATAAAATCGCCCTTCATCCTCCACCCACAGTTTTTCCATAATACTGTCCGCCAGGGCTGCCGCTTTTTCCGCATAGCCGGTGAATCCCACCCGCCCCATCAGGTCAAACAAAAACCACAGGTCAAACTGGTGTTCAGATGTACACCAGTCCGCTTTAAAATCCGGATAAAACACACCGTTCTGATACCGCCCGCTGCCTGAGATATATAAGCCAGAGCGAACATCGCTGCTATCCGTCACCCTGAATTTTTCAATCCATTCGGCACACTGCGTCAGTTTATCCCGCGCAACAACCGCCAGTTCTCCGCCAGGATACTTCAGCAAATAATACGCCAGCGCATATGCCACCCATGCCGCATTCCCCGTCCGGTAATATTGCGATGACGTCTGCGCCGACATACGGTTTACAAAAAAGGGAACACTCCCCTCACTGCCACCGCTGCCCACTATCGCACACAACCCACGAACAAAACGCTCAGCCTGACTGTGCCCCTGCGCCATCAGGGCAATGGCTGACACGGCCTGGTCATAGGTATATGTCCGGTCTTTCATTACCCGCACAGTTTCATCCCCGGCATCCGATGGCATGCGGTAAGAGCGGATACACAGCGGCTCTTCCCAGACTGTCACCAGCCCAGCCGTCGCCGTTCGGAGCAGCCGGAACGACTTCACACCGGACCAGCTTCTTTTAAAGGAAAAGGTGCCGTCTGTATTCAGTACCACTGACGTGCTCTGGTATTCCAGCGTGGTACTGGTACACAGTACCAGGGTGTAATTCTGTGGATTTCCGATACTGCAACGACCCGTAACCGGACCGGTATAGTCCGTGGTCAGTTCCTCATTGACCGTCAGCGTAAGAGATTTGTCATACGCTTCCGGCGCATCCAGTGACAGGAGTTCCGCAGTGCAGGTCTCTGCCAGCGTGTGAAAATTTTCCACCCGGCTGTTGCGTTCACAGGTAGCGATCCTCAAATGGTAAGCATCCAGGACAGACTGAACAGAAATACCTGATGTGGTGCCCACCAGTCCGGCTCCGGCAGGCTTTGCCAGATCGCGGCGAAGCACATCCGTCACATCAACCACCTGCCAGGCACCTTTCTGGATCCCTCCCGACAATTCCGGCGTTGAGTCTGCTGAGACCACTTTCGGCAGGGTCAGCAGGTCATCCCAGCGGTACCAGAGTTTTGTGGCCTCATCCTGAATGATGTCATTCGCCGCGGTCAGTTCACAACCGGCCTGAAACGTGCCGACAGGATTCAGCCCCAGCCTGACAATCGAACGATGCTGCTCCTGCTCAAAACCGTACCAGGTACGGCGCAGAACACTAAAACGGTCTGTCCACCATTCGCATTCCCGGTCATTGGATGCCCTGTCAAGATTACCGGCGTTGGTATACAGGACTTTTGCAGACGCCGCCCCCAGCGGCTCTGGCGTGGTTCTGGTGGGCATAATTACCTCTTAAAAAAAAGAAAGCCCGCCGAAACGGGTACAAAATCAGCTCACATCGCCAGGGTACGTGGCGTTGTCATGGTCATAAAAACTGTCCCTGTATTCACGGGCGGTTACCGTACAGGTTCCGTCAGACTGCGGCGCTATTTCGTCTATCACGGCGTCATAACCCACACGTGATGAATCACAGAAAATCAGCCGGGGTGGTTCAGTGATGGTCGAACCCAGAATTATCTCATCGAACGCGCTCTGGTGCGGGACAGACAGCCTGAACCGGCTCACTTTCAACGGTTTCAGTAACCCGGACACCGTTCCGTCCTGGTAGCGTATCAATACCCTGGGCGACGGGTACGTCCAGTCGGGCGCTTCGCTGAGCGTAAACGTTGTGAAACCCTTGTCGGTCGTCATCCCGGTAATCAGGCACGACAGCGTAAGGTTGCCGGGGATATCATCCGTCAGAATGATACGGTCTCCGGTGTTGTAACACAGTGCATCCATCTCCGTGGTGGCCGTGAAGGACAGACGGCGATGACGGTATTTCATCAGCCGCCGCATACCGATGCGGTAAGCCCTGTCGCGGTCTGTAACGCCATCCAGCGAATAGCTTTCCAGCTTCGACGGGACCGGATTATCCGGCGTCCGGCACTGCACCGTCTCTTCTGCCCATGTGGTGCCGTTGATATACGTCACATCCACGCCGTCATAGTCATCATCAGAGGGGGCTGTGAACGCCGTCTGCAGGTCTTCCGTCATTTCCTGCGGACTGATGATGCCAGTCCAGGGCTTCACCCCTTCATATCCCACTGAGGCCATACCATCAGCAAACAGAAAATAGGCGTGCCCCGCATTTGTGATTTTCTGCAGCATGTTCAGCACCGAATCACTGTCTGTGGTGGCATAATCAAAATATTCACCGCGTGGGCGCCAGTACAGCCGGTCCATTTCATTAATCGCTGTCGCATCCATGCGCAGTCCGGCTGACTTCCCGATATGGTGCAGCGCCCCGGAGATACTCCGCGGCTTGCCAAAATCATATATGCGCGTGGCCACCACATTCACCCGGCGGTCTGACTGCGCCGCCAGTTTCCCGCCGGTTTCCACGGTGATCCCCAGTGTTGTGACGCCCGGATAAGAAGCCGGACGGGTCAACAGCCTGCCCCGCAGTGCCTGCCAGTACATGCTGTCACGCGCATTATCACGCCCCTGTTCATTCCGGCGGCGACAACGGACCTCCACCAGTCCCGCCACGGGCAGCGTCACCCGCTCCGTAAACCCCAGCCCGTTCACGTTGCTGAGGCTGTAATATCCGTGGCGGCTCACCCAGCCATCGCCACTGCCGTATGTCCGGTACTGGATTTCCCACTCCACCGTATGACTGCGTTTTTTACCTTTTTTATTAAATCCACAAATCCCGTTTGGGAACGAAAAATTCACCTCAAACATATCAACCGTTTCATTTTCCGGGCAGGCCAGAAACGGTCCCATCCAGGCCTCATTATCATTGACACCATCAGCCTCAAAATCCAGCACGGTCCTTGCCGTAAAACCCGGCCATTGTGTGTCCGTTGCGCCACTGCTCAGCACCCGTCTGACCGTGGCAGTGGCCCCGTCCAGGCCGAGAATACGATATCTGTTCCCGGCATGCGCCACCGAAAGCCGCAGCCAGCCCTCCGGTAAGCCTGTAAAGGCCACACCCGTTGCCGTGTCGTAAGCCAGCGTGATGCTGGCCGTCACCGCACCGCTATCCTCCACCGGCTCTGAATGCGGTGTGTATGAAGCTATCACCAGCGTGTAGTCTGTCCCACTGTAATTCAGGGTTACCGGCATCCCCACATAAGGCGCAATTTCTTCCAGAATATCGCCCGTGATACGACTGTAGTCACCATCACTGGTTACCACATACGACGCCGGCACCACCAGTTGCACCGTCTTATTTTCCCACCAGGGAAGTTTGTCGGCATTTTCCAGCCCGTTAAAGGTAATACCAGCACCGAATACCGTAACAGACTGCGCCAGAATATCTGCCGATGTCGGGGCAGTCTGCGCCATGTCCAGTCCGGTACCGGATGATGTCCCCCCCACCTCGCTGGAGTTGAACCAGTTCTCACTCCGGCTGTCGCCGGAGACCACCGCCCCCGGATGATATGCCGTATAACTGAATCCCTTTCCCAGAGACGTCACGGGGGTGGCACCAATCCTGACATCTCCTTCAGCAAAAGATAAACGCCCGGCCCCCAGACAGAGAAACATCTCCACCGTCATTCTGGTCGGATCGTCTTTGTCGAACCGGGTGACCGGCTGCACCACATAGTCAGGATGAATCCGGTATCGACCGAACACTTCGCGGATGGGGTCACCCAGCCTGGCGGTGTTGGCTTTTGCCGGATTGAGATCAAGGGGATTACCGGATGCAGAGGAATACCCGCCCTTATCCATATTTGCCATCATAATCAGTGAATATGCCGCCGCTGCCACGGAAATCCCCACGCCGATCCAGGCAATGGTGGCGGCCCCCAGACCAAACGGGACCGGATAAATACGGATATCACTGTCCGGACGGAGGGCATAGTCAAACCATGCCTTGGGTGGGATTGATTCTCCATCGACCTCTACGACCACCGGGTGTGTCATATCAGCCCGATACCCCCGGACATTCTCCTGCATCCAGTGGTGCAAAGTTGTGGCGCCATGCTCATGCGTCTCCAGCGGCTCACCCGGCAGGCGGGAAGGATAGATTCGGATAGTCACTGCCAGAACTCCACTTTCACAAAACGACGCATGAATCGTGCCAGGGGAATAATGGAAACGTTGCTTTTCGGGTTGCATTCCACCACATAAAGCTGTTCTTTCATGCTGACCACAATCCCCACATGGGTGACGGTACTCCCTGTGTAACAGGCCACCCCGGCCCCTTCACAGGGCGTACAGCGCTGCAACGTCTGCATCATCCTGCGGGCTTCACGATCCAGCCCGTTATCATCTTTCGTTATCCCCGCAAAATCGGGCCAGACTGGTAAACCAAGATCGCGGCGGATTTCATTCACAATACCGAAACAGTCAAGTTCAGGGTAAACGCGCCCGCCCTTCAGCCAGGTGACTGAACGGTATTTGTCAGGACTGAACATGATGAACCTCTTAACTCATATATCTGAGGGCAGGAAAATTATTCAGGGTATAACGGTACCGGGGCCAGGCCAGATCCAGCACATTAAGATATCCGGCGGTGATCTGCGCCTGCGTGGCGGTCCAGTGACCGGATTTAATACTGAGGGTGTAGGGTGGCGACGCCGGAGCAGAAAGATCTGTGGAAAGGTAGTGCCGGTATACTATCGAAGCGCTGTTGATATCATCCAGTGCATTGCGGATCGCTGTCGACACCACCCCGTCAATATTGCTGATCGCAAACTGTAGATCCTGGGTACCATCGGCGTTACGTTTCGGCAAAGCAATGTCCATCGGACAGGCAACAAAGGTCACCCAGTCCCCTGACTCCGATCTGGCCATGATGTCGTCATAACCGGTACACAGGAAATGCCGCTGGTCGCCAGTGTTAATCTGCAGGGTCTCGATAATCACATCCTCACCGGATGAGGCATAAAGACGGTTCAGGATCGTCATGTTTCCGGCCACTCCCTGTTCATCGCTCTGTCGATAATATCGCTGTTGCGGATAAAATCCGGGTATTCGCCATACCCACCATCAAGAACTGCTCTTGACCATAACTCCAGCGTGGCCGAATAGCGCCAGTAACGGGGCGCTACCAGCGTGGGTCCCTGATAAATATCAGTAAACCGACATTTAAACCATTGCAGATCACCAAGAGGGGTTTGCAGTTGCATCATGAACCAGTTTGCACCGTCTTTCAGGACATCACGGTACCACGCTTCAAACAGCATAGCCTGAGGGTTGGTCGTGAACGTCCAGTTCACGGTTGCCACCGTCGGCGTTGACGTATATCTGCGCCGCTGCCGTGCTCTGCCCGACACCATTTCAGTTCTCAATAAAGGAGATGCCGCCTGAAAACCGTAATTATCCATCAGGGGAAGCGGCAGGTAATCGTGTGGATAGCTGTGTTCAGTCACGTCTTATTCCTTGCGCGTTCGGCCATAATAGCCTTTCAGTGCCCGGCCAAATTCATTGGTGGGAGAGATGACCTGGGCTGCCATTTCCTTTCTGATAGCTACAACAAGCTGGCGGTTGCGACTGTCAATCGCCGCCAGCGTTGCCTCATCCGGTTTCCCGGTAAATGAATTCTGGATACGAATGCTTCCGCCAGAACTAACCTGACGTGCCTGTTGAGCCTGCTGGACTTTTTCCAGTGTGGCATCCAGCTTTGCGGATGTACTGGCGGTCACTACCCGCTCCCCTTTCTGAAGTAACCACGTCCCCGTTTCCGGGACGCGATCAATACCGTCATGCGCCATACCCGCCAGCGTTTGCCCGGCAATCAGAGCTACAGAGGCATAGCCCGCGGCACGCATGGCGGTTGCTGCCGGGATCCCCATAATCATGCCCCCCTCAGCCATCGCCTTGGTGGCAGCCAGCTCTGTGTTAATAATTGCCTGTGCGACAGCAGCTGCCTTGCTGGCAATGAACAAGGACTTATACGCAGCACTTCCCTCCTGCCCCAGCCCCCTCAGTAACTCTGCTGACTGCCCTGTTAAATCGGAAAACATAGACAGGCTGGCGGTTGTATATCCATTCTGAATATCCTGCAGTTTTTCCGAATTCTTCTGGTTAATCTCAGCAATCCTATCCGCATACATCTGCTCATTAATCAGTTTTTCATCAAGAAGTTGCTTCTGCATGTCGAGCTGCTGTTTATGCCATTGCTTCAGTTCCTTTTCTGCACCAGCAACCCTGAACAGTTCACTGGCCGCGCCACCAATATCTGACGACACACCTGAATATTCAGGTGCATTCTCAACAGCAGCACGGGAGATTTTTTCCAGCACGTCTCTGTATTCAGCACTGGCCGGAGAAGCCTCTTTCAGCAGACGCAGGCGTTCCTTCGTTTTACTGAGCAATGCTTCTTCCGGAGTCAGTAATTCTTCATTCAGGGCTTTTAACTTCTCAGTCGCAGACTGCTGATCGAGAATGGCGGCGTTACGCAACAGCGCCTCCTTTCTGGCCTGTGAAATGGCAGAAAGATCGCCCTGGCTGATTCGGTATTTTATCTTCGTCAGTTCAGTATTCTGCCCGGACAGGGCTATCAGCTCTTTCTGCTGACTGATCAGCCTGTTATAAACATCCTCTGTCTTTTCTGCTTCCGACTTTCCACCGCGAATCTTTGGCGTATTCGCCTGGTTGTTACGCCATGCTTCCAGCGCATTGTTGATATAAGTCTGCCTTGCCGTCTGATAAGCATCCCCCACAAAACCGAGGTCATCCGCGGCATAGCCCAGCCGGGTACGCTCACGCGCTTCCCCCTTCAGGCGGGACAGGGTCAGTTCACGCTCACTGTTATTCAGTACACCCTGCTGCTTATCATCCAGGGCTGCCTGTGGCAGCCGTAACGGTACATTCACCAGCCCCTGTCGCTGCTGAAGTAATTCATTACCCAGACCCAGAAGACGGTTAAACTCGGTATGCTGGCCATTCATGATCAACAGGGACTGATACGCTTTGTTTTGTTCCGCCGCCTGTTGACGGATCAACGCCACCCGTCGCTCTTCCAGCCCGGCGAGTACATCCTGGATGGACTGTGCTTTGCCCTGCATTTGTGCGAGACGGAACTGTTCAACTGCCAGTTGATTTGTTGCTTCTGCAAGCCCCTCCGTAACAGTTTTTACCGACGTCATGTGGTTAATCATAAAACCGTTATCAGTTGTCCAGCCCGGATTTGCCAGAACATACTGATAACCGGCAATCTGTTTCTGTAACGATTTAACTCTGCTTTTCTGCTCGTCAATTAACCTGTTTTGCTCCTCCAGTGCCTGCCGCGTCTTTTCTTCATTATCTGACGCTTCAGAAAGCGACATTGCAGACGTTTTCTGGCGAATTTCGTCGATTGTTGCGGCATACTGGCGTGCTGATTCTCTGGCCTGCTCCTGATTCTGATACATCGTGTACCAGGCTGCGGCCCCCAGCATGACAAGCCCCGGCACACCACCAACCAGCCCCAGCGCCCCACTTAACAAACGACTCCCCACTGACGTGACAGTATTCAGCGTTGTCTGTGCCGCTGTTCTGGCTGCAACATTACGGGTAAGCGATGCCTGGGCTGCAGCCAGCTTCGCTTCTGCTGCTGCCTGCCTTTCGGTGCCACGGGCAGCCGCAACCGCCTGCTGCGCACGATAAACCGCCGCACGCGCCCTGGCTGTTGCTATCTGTGTCCCCCGGAGTTGCGCTTCAGCAAGAGCCACTTCGTTTCTGGCCGCAGTGATTAGCCCGGCAGTTGCCGATCCCGCAGAAGATGCCATATTGCCAAAATATCGGGCAACCCCGACCGCAACCAGTGCACCTGCCGCCGTTGCAACCGTGTCGATATTATTCGCAACACCATTCAGTACCCCGGAGAGCGTCTTCGTAACCCCGCTTGCCTCGTTCGCACCACCAACCCAGGCCATAAAGGCATTTTCAACTTTGGTTGCAGAGGATGAAACCGTATCAGGCAGTGCTGCATATTCATTACGCAACGCCCCAAGCTGGCTAATCAACGCAGGAACAACCCTGTCGGCGGTCAGCTTTCCGTCATCCGCCATGGCCTTCAGATCCTTACGGGCAACGCCCATTCCCGCAGCCAGTGCACGAATAACACGATCACCGCTCTCATTCACTGCGTTAAACTCCTCACCGCGCAGCACTCCCTGCGCCAGTGCCTGGCTGAACTGCGTGATCACCGAACTGGCTTCTGCTGTACTGGCACCGGATAATTTCAGGCCCGTGGAGATCGCCTCGGTGACTTTCAGTACCTCCTCAGAACGGTAACCATACTCCCGCATGGAAGCTGCAGAGCGGGCAAAAAGGCTGGCGTTATCAGAAAAAGCCGTCCCAGTTCTCTGGCTGATCGCCATTAATTCACGCTGTGATGCCTGAAAATCATCACTGGATTGTGTGGCCTGTTTCAGACGGGCATTTACTGAATTCCACTCATCAGCAAGGGAAATAAGATGACCGGTAGCAAAAGCCCCGGCAAATGCCCCCACCATATTCAGTGCCGAAGATTTCGCTGTATTTATCTGATCAGTCACTTCTGTCAGCGCACGCCGCATTTCACGGGAAGCGGCAGCAGACTGTCGGCCCCCGTTCTGCATGGTGCGGTAGTAATCCTGCCCCATACGCGAAGCCCGGGCTATCTCTGACTGGAATGACCGGGAATTTGCCGAGATTTTTATAATCAGTTCACGTAATGTCGCCACTCTCGTTCTCCGGACGAAAAAAAACCGCCGAAGCGGTTATGTTGATTCACTGAGACACTGTTAAAAGCGCGTTTTCCAGTCCGGCAAATGGATCTGAGGTGCCTTCTGTCTGCTCCTGTCCCCACTGAAGAAGTGCATCATTCAGAGGAACTTTCACGCCCTGCGCACCATAAACAGCAGAAACAATCTGGGCAGTCCGGATATCAGCCCGCTCGTCACCCAGCGGGCTGATCCTGTCAAATTCTGCCCACATCATGATTTCCGATGCGGACATTTCCCGGCGTAACTCTGACAATGTGCGCCCCATCCTGAGCGCCAGCATCATCAGGAAACGCATCCCCGGAAGCGCTACTTTTTTTTAACTTCTCCGGCATCAGTGATCAGGTCCAGAGACTGACGAAGAAGCCGCGCATGTACCGGGCCATACACAGCAAGCACCTGTTCACGATCATCTGGTGAAAATACGGGTTTCAACCCGGTATCACACAGAATATCGATAAACAGTTCAACATCAGCGGCCAGATTTCTACGGGAACGCTCAGCGACTGATAGCGGTGTGTCATCATTTCCGCTTTTAACGATCTCCTGCCAGCGTAACCAGGCTTCTGCAGAGGGTTCCCGTAATACAACCGTTGCTCCTTCCCATTCAGGCACATCAACGGTTTTATGGCGAAATCCTGACATCGTTGCCAGTGCCAGATTGCGGATATTTTTAGTCATAACCCCCATCCTCATTAACTGACGGTTACAGTGCAGGAAGTGGAGGTCACTTTGTTCACCGGGCTTGCTGAATCAGAAATCTCGCAGATATACGCACCGGCATCTCCGGATGCTGCTGACGCCTTACTGAACGTTGCCGCCGCCTGTCCGGAAACAGGGGCCCCCCCTTTCTTCCATACATAATAATAAGGTGGCACACCACCGGCAGCTTCAACCATCATTTCCAGTTTCGCTCCGGCAGAAACCTGCAGTGTACTGTTTAAATCGACCTTAACTTTCAGCTGTTCTGTTGTCAGTACTGGCTTACCTTTCAGACGCAAGGAAAACGTTGCAGCCACAACACCATTGGTTCCCGCAGACCAGGTATGCTGACGCACCTCTGCCATAAAGGTAAATCCGTTGCCTGACGGAAAAATAACTTTAAAACCATACGCGGCGTCATTGTCATAGGCGCTGCGTAACGCATTCTGGGCCGCATTCAGATAAAAATTCCCGGACATAGAAATCTCTGACGCAGCGCCGAGGCCGTTGATATTTTCCTGCTCAACAGAGCACAGCGTTGTAACATCAATATCCTGCTTCTGTCCTGCAGTAAACTGAATCTCTTTGATTGTACAGCTCAACCCAAGAAAGCTGGCAGAGCCCAGGGTTCCTGGTGTTACCGGTGCAGACGAAATCATAATTTTCGTCAGTTGCGAACGTTCAAAATTAGAGGACATACTCGTCTCCTGAAAATAAAAAAACCCGCCAGCGGCGGGCGGGAAAATCATTTACGACCTCAGGCTATTACCTGAAATTCAAGCGTGGCCCTGCTCAGACGGGAATCGGGATCATATCCCTGAGTTTTCGAAATGACGGAGGGTGCCAGTTCCCTTACCGCATCAAGCGCCTGCTCACGGATATCATCTGCGTCATCAGGTACCGTTGCCCAGACATCGATCTGCACGGTAATTCTGGATTCAGCCTGACCATCAAACACATCAGACGCTGTGTCAGACACTACAGAAAAAACCAGCCACGGCGGAGATACCGCAGGCTTTCCCTCTGTCAGCGGGACCACATAAGGATAAACCTGTCCTCCGGCCAGCTGACACAGCAGGGAATACAGTGTGGCCTCCCTCATTTACTTAATACCTCATCAATAGCCTGATTCATTCGCTTTATGGCAACCTGCGCCGCCAGTTCCTCTGTCGTATCAAAAGCCGGGCGAATGAACGGATGAGCAGGCATATTTACCGTTCCCAGTTCAACAAAGCGCCAGTAAAACACATTTCGGGGATCGCTGGCTTTCATGCTGTTATCACTGTTTCCTGTTCGCAGGTTCCGTCCGCGAATGTGGACACCCGAGATAATTTCCCCCCGACGCTTTGAGCGCTGCGTCAGAACAACCACATTTTTCTTCAGTTTTCCGGTTCGCTCCGGTGCATGTTCAACAACCGCCTCCCGGATAACTTCAGCACCGGCACGGCTGGCATCGCGCAGCACTTTATTGTTCTCTGCCCTGCTGAGCGTCTCCAGATCACGTGCAATATCTGCCAGACCAGAATAATCAAGACTGAAATCCATCACACATTCCCCTTCTGACTGCAGAGTATTTCAAGCCGGGTGGCACGGGCGTCCGATATCGGTGGACCGTCTATACTCAGAATGACTCCTTTAAATGCACCAGTAAGCACTTTCAGACATGACGTTGCCGTCACATCGCGCCGGAATCTCATCCAGACTCTCACCGTAGCCTGAGCGGTTTCTGCTCCGCCTGATATTCTCTCCCTTCCGCTAATCCCCTTAACTTCTGCCCATACGGTAGCGCCCTCCGTCACTGTCTCCACCGGATGCCCTGACGGAGAGCGGGCGGTGGTAACATTCAGAATAATTACGCGATCACGTAATCTTCCCGCCTGCATGCTTCCTCCTACAAAGGAATAAAACGATAAGGCTCCAGCAGAGAAGAAAAACCAAACGGGATTGGCGCCTTGCTGACATCTGAGGAATTTTCCCGGTTTTCGTACCAGTGCCCAACCAGCAACATGAGCGCCAGCAAAACATCATCAGCAATAAGCACCCCTTCAGGATCACCCTCCGGCACAGTCTCCTCATAAAGCTTACGGTTGATAAAGTTTTCTGCCTTGCGACAGGCAGCCCGGAAATACAGCATCAGTAACTCATCATCAGTTGCATCATCTGTATCAATACGGCACTGCACCCTGAGTTTTTCCACTATTGCTGTCATCAGAAACTCCTGCCCGCAACAATGTGCGGGCACAAAAAACCGCATTACGCGGCATCGTTTGTCCAATGATGGGATTTATCAGTTGCTTGCTGAACCTTTGCCCACCAGCGCCTTAATAGCTGAAGTATCTTCAAGGATGCAGTCAAAGCGATGGAATGCCAGGAAGCCGGTCTGGTCAAATTCTGCGTAACGCTCAACCAGACGTTTCAGGATCATGTATCGAACGCGACGAATAATGAAGCGATCGAAGTCTCCACAGAACATGAATTTTTTACCTGCACCAATATCATCAATCTCCTGGTCGATAATATACGGAACATTAAGAACCGACGCTGGTGCCACACCGACAATATCCGGCAACCAGAGCGGACGACCCTGACCATCTTCCATCTCACTGATGAGTTTCAGTGTGTTGTCATTGAACGCCAGACGGAATTTTGGCCCGCGACGATACGCCGGATCAATGCTGTGTTTCAGAGCCAGAATTTCCTGCCACTTCACAGCGCCGGCAGCTGCCGTCTGAGTAGTGCCAGTCACCGATGCTTTCAGTCCTTTCGGCTGCTTTGGTGTGCCTGAGCCGGTCCCCTGAATGATGTAACGTGCTTCACCGCGACCAATGCGCTCTGCAATTCGTCGGGAAAGATAAGCTTCCATATCGATCGCACTGTCCTGCAGCAGTTCGTTGGACACGCGGATAATCTTGGACGTCATTTTCAACGCACCCAGGCTGTCCATACCTAATTCGGTATCTTCTTCGCCAGCCTCTTCGTTCTCGCCCAGAAGAACACCGACTTCAGCTGTACCATCAGCGGTTGCCCACTCCATCGTTCGACCATCGGATGTCGTCAGGATCTGCGCCACACTGGCGATTCCACCATAAGCTTTCATCTGCTCGACAACTTTCGCCAGGAAAGTATCAGGTACGGTATAACCGCCCTTCTCATCCGGAGCCACACCCTGGGCACGCAACTCCCGCAAAGCCTTACGCTCTTCTGAATTCAGTTCGCTGGCGCCGTGACGCATCCATTTATCGAAAATCTGGCCGCGTTTTTCATTCTGTTGCGAGTTTTTATCCGGATCCTGATCATTGCGCTGCTCATTCTCATTTTCATCAATATAGGTCTGATCCTGGCGGCGCAGTTCTTCTTCGCGGGCAATGCGTTCATCGAGAGCTTCGAGCTCAGACTTTGCTTTGTTCCACTCAGAGCGCTGTTCTTCCGTCCATGTGTTATCGCCGATTTTTTCATTCAGCGCACGCATGTCGGTCGCGATAGTATTACGTTTTTGTTTCAATTCATGCAGTTTCATGTTTCTTCCTTACGCGTTAAGAAGGGTCAGTACGCGCTCACGCGCCATTCGTTGGTTAACGGCTTTTTGCAGGGCTCCGCTGTCTTGAGCCTCCTGCCAGGCTTTCAGGGAACGAACTGCAGAGTCCGCATCCTGATACGCCGGATAAGTCACGGGGCTGACGTCCAGCAGGCGGGAAAAGCGCGTAATCTCCCGGATGACAACACCGTCTTCATCGTGGTACCACTCCTCACCATCCCGGGCGACCCTGAAAGCAAATGAGGATTGGTTAATATCACCGCGTTGCATGGGAGCCAGCACGAGATCACGTATTGTCTGGGTTTCCGGCGCAGTGATATCGTAACGCAGGCCACGCTCATCCACTGTCAGTGCAAGCGTGCCCGCAGAGGTGCGTCCCAGTATAAAATTGGGATCATGGTTAAACAGCGCCCGGACATCGTCCTGAAGCACATCATCAAACGCACCGGGCCGGATGATTTCGCGAAATGAACCGAAAATCAGTTCTGATCGACTATCAAAAACCGAGCCATACCCGATGATCCGGCTTGGTTCATCGTTGTGCGTTTCAGCGCGCACCTCGCCGCTGTAACATCGAATTTCTCGCTCACTCATCTTGAGTGTTCTCCTGGGTTGTCGATTTGGCAGGCTGGGAAGCGTTGACACTGACGAGCATTTCATCGAGACCCTCTTTCGGGTTCATGTCTTCAAACGCACGCGCCTCATTTCGGCTCATCCAGCCATCGGTGATAGCAAAGTGATAAAACTCCGCACGCTCTTTTGCGGTCCCGCGCAGCAGCCCGGCCAGGTTAAAGCGCACGTAATACCCGGCTTCCCGTTCGGCACGAGTGAATAATCTACGATTAAGCTCCTGCTCCCAGTTCATCACCCACGGCATCATCGTGTAGCGGACAAACTGAATAGCCTGTTCGGAAATGTTGGAAAAAGTGGCTTTTTCGAGGTCATTAATCATGTGCGCCGGTACGTTGAAAATTCCGGCGACCATTGAGCGGTTGAGTTTCATCATGTCGATGAGCTGGGCATCAACAGGTGAGACTGTCAGCGCTTTATAGTCCAGCTCAGCCGGGAGCAACATCGTCCTGTTTTCCTGGCTACGCAGCATTACAGTGGCTTTTTGCCACATATCTTTCAGCCTCGACCAGGAGTCTTTATTCAGTTCCCCCTTCACAGAGACGATACCTGCAGGTCTGGCGTTACCGCTGAAAAAACTTTCCGTATATTTCTGCCCGCTCATACCCATACCAATCGTTTCAGCATGTTGAAGTATCGGACTAAGCCCCATTTTCTGATCGTTGCCCAGCGCCCGGACGTGGATCATGTCGTCAGGACTGATAGCAAAGGAACCCTCTTCGTTATAAACACCGTACGTATAACGTCCACCAGTGTTTAGCAGCGTTGTTTCCCACGGCATACACGCTTCAAGTGCTGTTACTTCAGCAGTCCGACGATGGCGGATTACCCGCGTGAAACCATTTCCCCAGCCCAGGATGTGTCGCTGTTTAAGTTCGCGCCACTTATAGCTGGTCTGCCAGATATTCGGTTCATCGTGAACCAGATAAAAGACAGGATGATCCCGGGCAGCTTCGACCTTCTTTCCGGTACGCCGCATGACGTGCAGTGGTATCTGCGCAACGTTAGACGAAATCACATAAATACAGGCGTATACCGCCGCCAGTTTCATCGCTGTCCTGGGGTTGACGTTCACATCACCATTAAAAATTCCGTCGTTATCGGCGGCTTCTACAGTGACCGGAACTGCCGGGTTTTCCAGCGAGTGACTTCTAAAAATGGCATCAATCAGCATGTTTTCATTCTCCTGGCCGCCAGCAGCGCCCATAGCAACAAGCCACTACCACCAGCCATGAGGGCGGTCGCCACGCCAAATTGGAGGTAAACCCCTCCCACCAGCGCACCGAAGCCTGCCAGCCCGGCCACATCAATAATTAGTGATTTCACAGGAATAACAGGTCCTCATCAGGATCGAGATTAGAAAGGAAGTCTTTCGGATCATTCAGCATTGCGCGGCCAACCCCCATCATCAGGCCAACTGCACCATCTATTTTGTTGCCTGCGCCTTCTTTCACCGGGCGTACAACATCGTCACTCCCAGGCAAATATTTGCCGACCACGTTTGATATGCACCAGGTCATCAAAGGATTGCCGTCGTGATGAAATCGACCAGCTGCCATCGCGGCCTCAACCTCGCGCATTGGGTCGCTCATGTTGGTGTAATTCTGGGTAATAGTGACTGGCTCCAGCCCTTCATCCTGTAACATATGAGAAAGGCCAGTAGCACCATAGGGGTCAATCGGGCATGCCGCTATTTTCACCGTCTCCCGTAATTTCAGGATCGATTCAAATATAAGGCGGTAATCCACCTCGGCCCCTTCCGACGGAACCAGCACGCCCTGATTAACAAAGGACTGGTAACGGTCGGCGATTGTTTGCAGCGCCGGCTCAGTAGCGTAGACGGTGTCTTCAGGAACCCAGAACAGAGGCGAAACGCAGTAATAATGGCTCAGGCCGTCGATTTCTCGGCGGAAAACCGGCACCACCGCGTTCAGATCAAGTTTTGATGCCAGGTCGATGCCGACATAACACTCTTCCCCCGCAAAATCGGACAGTTTGAGTGACTTATCTGCCGCAGCCATCCACTTCTGCAGGTTGTAGTACGCCGCTTTTGAACTCACCCATTTATTGAAATGCTTGGTAAGTATTTTGTTGGTCTGGCTGGGCGTTGACATCGCCAGCAGTTGCTTGGCCTTGAGGAAATCCTCTTTCACCGAAATGTTGTAATTTGGGTTGGCTTTTATCAGTGCTTCTGGCTGTGTCCAGTCGTCATCATCATCCAGGGTATAGATGATCCCGAAAATTGCCTCGTTTTCACCACCTTCTCTGATACGCTCCAGTATCTCGACTACCTGCGTGCGTTTCTCATAACACGGCGAGGCAATATCGAAACCCGCCGTGGTGATAATAAGCGTAATTGGTTGTTCCCTTGCCCCCATCCCGGTTGTCATCGTGGTATAGAGCGCGTCAGTTTCATGCTCGTGATACTCGTCGATGATGGCACAGGAAGGTGAATCTCCATCTCCGGGGTCGCCAATAATTGGCGCAAACAAGGAGCCGTCAGGACGCGTCATTTTTTTCGCCCAGGGTTTGATGCTGAACTTCTGACGCAGTGCCGGAAGTTTCTTCACCATCGCCAGTGCAGGCGCAAAGACTTTCCATGCCTGTTTTTCCGTCGTGGCGCCACAGTAGACTTCCGCTGCGTACTCTCCATCAGCACAGAACATGTAATTGCCGACGGTCGCAGCGATCGCCGATTTACCATTTTTGCGCGGCACTTCGATGTAAATCTCAGTGAAGCGGCGATAGCCTGAATCTTTTCGCACCCAGCCAAACGGCACGCCCAGCGCAAATTTTTGCCACGGTTCAAACTCTATCCGCAGCTTCCGGCGAGCCCACTCACCGGAGGTGTGCGGCATTTTCTGGGAGAAGCGGAGGAAACGTTCTGCTTTATTTTTATCGAAGCGGTAAGGCCAGCGTGGATCTTTGGCGCGTTCCAGGTCGTCCAGATGTCGCTGACAGGCCAGAATCGTTAACCGGCAGGCCAGTATCTTCCCGCTCACGACGTCCCGCGCATACTGGTTCGCCGCATTGACGTTTGGATATGTAGCCATCAGTCAAACTCATCAAATTCATTCCCTTCATCATCTGTATCATTTTTACCGCTGGTCATTCTTATGCGACTGAGCGGGTCTAACCCGAGAAGTGAACCCAGACGGGCAAGCTGCGAAACAGAGTCATTACGGACATTGACTGCAGGGTGTTTTTTATCTCCCCCCATTTCACTTGATACGGTAAGTCCATCTTTCGCGATAACTTTTTCGGCCTCAACCATCAAGTGAAACGCATTGCAGTAAGCCAGAAGTAGCGGGGCGTCCTCCAGTTCAAAGACACCGCGTTCGATTAAAATTTTGCTCTGTGTTTTCCAGATGCGGATCGCTATATCGCTCATTAACTCATCCGGCGGCGCAATCCTGGTCAGCTTGCTTTTCTGGCCCTGAGACAAATTGCGCTTACGGCCACCACCGGAAGATCGAACAACAGCACCCATTAAAACCTCCAATTCAATAGGTAAAAACTTCCGGAAAAAAGTTTCTTATTTTGGGCGCGTAAAAATTTGACGAGGCGGGCGGTCCCGGACAGCCAGGGCTACAGAGATTTGACCCGCCCCTCCCCTTTGTTAGTGATAATAATTATCATCTTGTACGGTCGCGCGCCGTCTTCGCTTTATGGCAAGGCCAGCACAGACTTTGCAGGTTGTTATCTGCATCAGTGCCACCGTGAGCTTTAGGAATGATGTGGTCGACGGTTTTGGCCTCACGCACCACACCACCACGCAGGCACAGCTGGCACAATCCTTTATCGCGTTTCAGGATACGGGCGCGGATAACAGTCCACTTCGAGCCATAGCCACGCTGGTGGCGGCTCAGTCCGCGTTGATGCTGTGCCCATCCTTCACCACGATGTTTTTTGCAGTAACCCGAGGTGTCTGTCGTTGAGCCTGCACAACCATGCTTACGGCATGCGCGGGGAATTCGTGATGGCATAGAACTTCACTCTCCTGATGCTAAAATAGCTACCCCATGAAAAACCAATACGGAGAAAACATGAAAAACACTATTTCGAAAGGATTTCACCGGACAGGTATTCTGTTTGCTACCCCAATATTCATCTTTGGCCTTTTATTTTTATCAGCAGATACACCGGAGATGGGAATGTTAATTTCTCTGATATGCGCACTGTTTGTATACGGCGCGCTAAGACTTGTCGGATGGACTATCAACGGTTTCATTAAAGGCTACTGAAAATATTGTTGCAGCCCATCATGAAGGGCTGCTGTAATACCAATGTTCGATATCTGAATCGTGAAAACTGAAATCAGCATTACTTATTCGAAAACACCGCATGCAGCAGAATTTTTTGTTTTCCGGACACGCTGGTCCATGTCATTTTTCAGCAAAATATTCTGCCTGTGCGGGTGATCAGTTCTGCGTACATTGCCGCACGCTATTAATAAGCTGGCAGATCTGAGAAGCTGCATCGAAAAGATGACGCGCTTTTTCCAGGCTGACACAGCCCACCAACAAAAAGGGCACCAGTATCGCTACCAGTGCCCATCTTGCCGCCACGCGTGGCGTTCGGTGTGTCCAGTGTCTTCGTTTCATATCACCACCAACACACTAACGCTTTAACTGAAAGTGAGGCCCGTCCTTCAGCGTGCGCCAGTCTCCACCCCATTCAATGGGTGTTTCAAGCTCTGATGCAGCCTGCTTAAATGCCCTGGCAATTTTCTCGTACAAAGGCCACTCCCATGACACCTGGCTGCCAACGTAGGCCACAACATCAACCGCATCGCCGGTCAGATGGCGACTGTTCATCGTCTGGCTTTTGCCTGCGGCGACCAGTTGTTTCTGACGGTATTTACTGCGCAGACCTTCGGTGATACCAAAATCAACTTCCGTCAGTTCCAGAGCGCGACGCACTACCGCCACCAGTTGCGGCTTAACGCCTTCCAGATTCTTTTCACTGCGACGACTGAATCTGAATTTTCCCGACATACTTACCTCAGTAATGAAAGGATTTTTGACACATTCCCGCGCGCCCATATCACCAGCACGCAGAACAACAGATTAGCCAGCACCACCACCCAGTTACCGGGAAGAGGACGACCGCACAGATAACTGAGCGGCGCAACCGCATAGACAAGCATCAGCAGCCAGGCCAGCCACGACACCAGCGGTTTATGTGTGGCACCTTTTCGACGGTAGAAAAAAAGCGCCAGCACGATAACCGTACATAGCGCCACATTCAGCAAACCGGGAAGATTACCCACCATTACCACCTCCTCCGCCCCGCAGACGAGAGAACAGCCCAGATATCAGCAATGAAATCTCCTGCTGGTGGATGAACGACAGAATCTTCACTGACACCACAGACACCAGCACCGCACACAATGCATCTATCGAGGCGCTGTCATATCCGGCCTTATCAGCCAGGAATGAAGCCAGCACTTCTGCCCCCAGCACGCCGATGATGAAAGACACCACAAAGTGGCCCACAATCCTCCAGGCTGAAAGCGCCTGTGGCATCGTGGCCACAAACAGCGCCCCGGCAAATGCGCCAAACACAATCCCAAAATCCGTACCGGTGAACACGCCATATGCAGTCGCCCCACCAAGCGCTGCAGCAGTGCCCGTCCCGGAGACGGGTTCTGTAGCCATAATTTCTCCTGTAAATAAAAAAGGGCCACCAGCGGCCCGTAAAAAACAACACCCAGTCAAAGGCACCCGCAGATGCCTTTTGTATGGTGCTATTCAACCTTACGGATTAACGGCCAGAGCAGTGCAACCACTCCGACCACCAGCACACCATCCGCCAGCATCGACATCAGGTGCCCGGTAAAATCCACCGCCACTACCAGAAACAGCAGGACGGCAGCCAGCACAAGGCGCGCACTTTTCACAGGTACTGGTCCAGCGGCAGTTGCAACGCCTGTGCAATTTTCTTGAGCTGGGCTTCTTCCTGTTCACCGATGCCGTCCTGGTCAGCGATATCCAGACACAGACACAACACATCAACCGCTTCAGCTGTTCCAGCCACATCAGCCAGTTCACGCAATGCCTGAGCATTCGCGCTACGCGGTGATGCTTCGTAACGGGCACGAATATTCGCGCTCATCTGGGCAATCTCACCAGAGAACGGCGCAAAAGCCGGAAGTGCCGCAATGGTTTTCTCCAGCACCGCGATTTCTTTTGCATCACAGGTACCGTCAGCGTATGCAATGGAATATGCGCCCCAGACGGTCGCCTCCACCGCGTCGCGGTTCTCCATCTTCTTCACTTCAACAATTGCCTTGCGGGTTTTCTTTTTGAAAATACCAAACATCGTGACTTTTCCTTTAAGTGGGTGAGCCTGCGCCCAGGAGTGACCAGCCCACAGAGAAAGTCACACTGACCATCCCGTAAGCTCACCCCTGAAAGGCTCTGTGGTTTTTGATGTGCGCCGGGCGTGGCGCGGATATGAAAAAGGCCCGCCGTAGCGAGCCTGTCAACACAAGTTGTTACAACTGATAAAAAGTGTGATTTTCATCCCTGAACATGCACCTGAATGTTATTTCTGTTGGCCTCAGGAGCAAGTTCATTATAAGCCTTCACCAATTTCACTAATTTTTCGTTGGCATACATAAAGGCTTCAAAAGTGGCTTTCATTTTTTCGGAATTAACAATTTTAACATCGTCATCACAATAGCGGTCCGGAGTGCAATATAAAACTGAGAGCAGACTAAATGCCTGAGCGCGCTCAGCATAAACATTGTCGATTTGTTTTTTTAGATACTCACAGCGTTCTGATGCTTCTGGAACTGGATTAATCATATTATCCCTTCAAAGCACGAAGTAATATGCTAACAACCCCTGTAAAACAAAAAAAACCACCTCACGGGAGATGGCGGTCAAAAAATTGCATGAGATATATTTTATTATAATTCATACACCTGTTGCAGGTTATATGCGTGACAGAATCAGGATTTCTGTGTCTCAGAATATTAATGCAGTGCCGGGTTCTTCCTCCCGGAGGGTCTTGCGCCAGCATCAAGACCCGTAACGCATTGAATAAACGCAGACCTGTGCTGACTTACCTCAGTTAATCTGAGTTTCACTGCATTCAGATAGAACTTTATTGTTTTCCCGGTCCCAACAACTATAAAAAGTACTATTTGAATACATTAAAAATGTGTGACACGAGGTCTGCAACTGGTTTATACCACAGACCGAGGAGTGTGACAGAGTGGCGATGCAACGCCAAATTTTAAACCATCCCCATAAACTCTCGCCTACTCGCGCCACAAATAAGCCACCAACGATAGATAGGAAACCTTAATAATAAATGCGCCTTCGTAAGCTTATATAGTACAGTTAGAATTATTTTTTTTCAACCCAAAGCAATGCCACTTTCTATAGATCAGTTCTAATTATCCATTAAATCCAAAAAAACAAATCAGTAAAATTTATTTAATTAGCTCGCATTTCCATTAAAAATGCCCACACAATGGCGGCATAAAAAAAGATGCTGCATTGGCATTTTTACATAACAAATTCGGATGGGCCATCCCCGAACGATTTCCCCATGTCTACCTCAGCCACTCTCTCGGAAATGACCCATTCGAATTCTATGTGATTAAATTGAGTTGTAAGGTATGGCTTAAACTCCATGTAATTGAAATACCCAACCCTCAGAATAAGGCCGCCAGCGCTATCAGCGATATTCCTGTATAAATAGCAGCTTCGGCTACTCGGGTTTTTATATGCTTATCGGCCAGATGAGCGATAAAGAAGCAAAGCATTCCACCTAAAACAAACCATACTCCCATCGATATCCCCTTTCTCCACAAACGCCCTTTTACTGGCTTATAGTCGCAACCAGCACAACATCTGAACAAACTCTTATTTGTTCAGAATCCCTTGTCTGTTGTCACAATTCAAAAGTGAATGCCCTAAAATCCTGAGATCCAAGCTTATAGGAGCCTAATTGCACGTGATAACCATCGCCACGTACCTGTAGTTCTTTTCTTGCCATATATTCAGTTGCAAAAACACCCACAAGATGCCACGGAGCAGGACGAATTACAGCCCAGCCAATCACTCTTTCATGGTCTGTCGGATCGTGCGGTAATCCATGAACTACAAACATATATCATCTACCTACTCGGTTGCCCTTCTTCCTCCGCAATTTTCTTGAATTTTGCCAGGAAGTTATACATTGGCCTTATACATGGATAGGGATAACCATCACGCATAAAAACAACACGCCTCTCCTCAACACTGATTATTGTTACCAATGTGCCTCGATCATCTTTATAACTTTGACGGGGGCACGGATAATCATTCATGTCAAACATACAACACAATATACATTTGATAAAAAAAACCACCTCACAGGAAGTGGATGGCAATAGGCACGTGATAAATCATGTAGTTATTATTGGTACTATCGTTTATTGCATGCCGGACGTAGCATTTCCCATGAGGCATCGAGTGGTTCCCTACTCCCAAAACAAACCCACGACCTTTGACGTGATATTACCCGGTCGTTCCACAGCTGGGAGCTCCTCAATATTAAATGCAGCGCCGGTTATACCCGGAGAATCCTCAGTCAGCCACTGGGATTCGCAACGATTTGATCAAACGCAGACGAGGATGCTGTTTTGCCCCACATTGCGTGGGTATCACTGCATTAAAATGGTGTCTCACCACCATGTCAGTCCCGTTCATCACAACAACAAATAACGGCAAGACACCATTTGAATGCAAAAAACATGGCACACAGCCCCCTATGCAGCTGAGAAGCGAAATTACCCACTATTTCTGCCCCGCTTCGACTAACTTTCGTTAATCTGTGCCATTGACTCATAAGCCAAATTTGTCAGTCTAAGTTTGAGAGCCATTCCTGTTCTGCACGGGGATGTAGGCAGTACTGAACTCTCATTTTCCCTTTCAGACACTCTACTCACCTGAAAGGAAATCGGAGCGGGTAGCGGGAGTTGAACCCACATCATCAGCTAGGAAGGCTAAAGTAGCCGAGGTAATAATCATTATACGATACCCGCAAATGGTGCCGACTACCGGAATCGAACTGGTGACCTACTGATTACAAGTCAGTTGCTCTACCTACTGAGCTAAGTCGGCATTAAGTTGGTTCTTCAGGGACATCCATGACCGAGCAATATAAAGTCACCCATCAGAACCGCTGCAAATAATACGGATAGAGCATTTGTATTCAACAAAATCAATGTCAAAAAATGTAAAGTTTTATTATCCATTCATTAAATAGAACTATTAGATAAAAAAATAAAAGAATACTAATGCTGTTTTATTTTTGAATATGCATTTATTTTCGTTTTGAAATAAAAACCGCGAGATTCGGGTTTCATAAAAAGTTCATGCCCTTCAATTCACCTCACAATACAGTTTTGCGAAGCGTATTTGTTACCGGTTACTCGCATTGCAGCCCCACGAATAGCATCGACACCGATCAGCCCAACGCCATCACCGCCATCACCGCCAAAATAGGCAATGCGCAAACCAGCTGTAACGATCAACATAATAACTGCACCCAGCGGGGTATCTCCACACAACCTGCTCTGGAACAACTCCAGCCAGTCCGGCCAAGTATTTGAGTTATGAGGCATTTGTAGTTATCTCTCACCTCGCTGATACAGCAAGTACAAATTGAGGGAATACCACGTACCGCACATCAGAAGCGGAAACGTCAAAGAAGCCGAGCCAGAGGATAACTGCGGGATAGACCAAGCCAACGCACACCCAGGCCCAGAAACAACAAAACCCGCTCAATGGCGGGTTTAAGCTGTGTGGCGAAGTAACCACTCTTAACAGATTACGATAAAATTTGCGGACCGCGGTAATTTTTTTTGCTAAATTAAAGCCATATAAAAAATAAGACTTACAAGAAATTATTAGGATGCTAAGATTTAGCATGACTACTATTGCGCAATCATAGAAACAAAAAAAACTTAAAATTGGTTTTTACACCAGTAGTTCTGGGACTATCCGCAGCCATTCAGTTGCTAAGCAGGCAATTGAAAATCTGTATAATACTTGCGTAACCGTTACGAATAATCATTTTGATACCATTTATAGAAATAAAAAGTTAAAAATAGCTTTTATAAATAAAGATACAAAAGCTAAATATTTCTTCGGCTACATGTCATGCTCACGAGAAGAATATCTCCTTCCTTATATTGGTGATGAACACTGGAATGAGCACAACATACCACTAGATGATAAAAAATACATAGTCGAAAGAACCTATTTTTTATATTATTACGATAGTGATATTTTAATATTAACTCAAAATCATCTTGGGCCGAAAGAATCAGATTTAGCTTATCTGCTTTACAGCCAGAGTGGTAACCCTGGAAATAACTTTTCATTCCAAGCCATCTGGAAAAAAGAGAGCGTCAAAGAGCTACTTGAAACAGGTAGTACTTTGAGAAGTTGTGATATTGTCCTGGCTGCTCCCAGGAACTTTGATGCAACAAATTACCAGCTAAATAGTTCATTTTCTAAGGAACTGGTAAATATGATGGTAGGTCTGGGTGGAACACGTCTCAAGTTAAATCTAAGGGGGCGTGCATCAGGGAGATTAAAAGTTAAAGGTTATTTATCAGATCTCGTGAAGGATGGTATTAAAGAACTCCTTGAAAAAATGCCGGGAATTGTAAAAAAAGCGGCAGTAACACAGCCCAAAAATACCGTTGAACAAAGTCTTCTTGATCAGGTACTCATTTCAGAAAAAAACATATATACCGTTAATGGTTATGGCACTGATAGTGATGTTCTGCAAGCCATGATTTCTGCTAAAATTGATAACAATGAATACCTTAAGCAATACGATATCAGCAAAAAGAAGGTATAGGATATGTTATTGAAATACTTAAGAAACCTGATTGCAAGTGTTTTTTGCACATTGTTCCTACTGAGGTATATCCCTCAGATGGGGCATACTGACATACTTACAGCCTCCGGGGTTATTTCAACTGTATCCGGTATTTTATTTGGTTTTATTTTAGCCACGATCTCAATTTTTAGTGCAGCTAGCGAAAACTCAAACGGAATAATAAAAGCTTCAAAAAACAATAAAATACTTCAAGTTATTATTGTAAACCTATTAACCGCAGGTGCAACTTTAATTACGGCATGCGTTATTGCTTTGATAGCAATGTTTGCCAATGAAAAGACATTGTTACATGGAGAAAAAATAGAATTCATTTTAATTATCGAATCTTTATATCTTCTTATCATTTCAGTAATAACTTTTGCCTTTACATGGAGAAAAGTAAACTGGATACTCCCCCACATTTAAAAAGGGCAGAAATGCCTTTTTTTCTACTCCATTTCAAGTTTAACACCCAGCATAGAAAGACAGCCATCTATAAAGCCCTCTGCCATCTGGATCTCTATTCGTATCAATTTTTCATCTTTTTTGCGAACCTTTGCGATCTTCCGTTTCGGGATGCCATACAGGTAATGAGCCACAATCAGAGAGTGCTCATACGGTTTTCTCTTCTTAAGAAGAGCAAGGCAACCTTCAATGATTAATGCATCACTATCTGAACAAGCCATACGCGTCTTGCCGGTATATGGCAGAAGCCCCTTAAAACCAGCAGCTATCGGTGAATAGTCAACACCTGAACTATCACTCGCAGCCCAGGCTCCCCATAAATCTAAAACCTTCTGTATATCACGCATTATTCTTCCCCACTTACGCAAGAACGCCAATTGCCAGCGCGCGATCGATAAAACGAAATATCAACTCCAACTGGGAGCCATACTTTTCTTCAAATGCCACGGTGTCCACATGTAGCTCGTCGTGATGCCTTCTGCACAAAGGCAACACAAAGAGGTCATGAGCTTTTGTCCCCATTCCACCCTGACCGTGGCCAATCAGGTGATGCGGATCATCAGCGGGCTTTCCACAACATGCACACGGCTGCGTCTTAACCCAGCGCGTATACCTTTCGTTAACCCAGCGGCGACGTTTGGGACGTAACATAAAAGATTCCGGCGACTCCGGATCCACTTTTAGCGCCAGCACCTTTTTGGCTTTATCCTGGATGATGCTGGTGGCCGGAACCGAAGGTACAAGGTCACTCTCACGGGTTACCGATTGAACTACTGGCTCCGGCAATCTCAGGACCTTACAGGCTGCGCTTTCCGGCAGAACATCAGCCAGTTCATAGCGAACCAGCCACCAGCACAGTTCCGGTAGCGTAACGACATGGTTATCATCAAATCCGAGATCCCGGCGAACAACAGACAGCACCCAGCGGGCACAGTTATCCGTTGCCATTGATTCCAGCCGTTCCGTGAACTGCTCGCGCAGCTGATTATCACAATGCCAGCACAAGCGGATCGCCCCAGGAGCGTGGCGCATTGTTGTTACGTGCTCGCTGTGCCAGTCAGAGTGCGGCCACTGACAACCATTTTCCCGAAGCAACCAGCTTTCAAGGCTCTCTACTCCACCAGCTCGACGGATAACAGATTCATTGCGGAAAACCTCCCGAATAACGGGATCCTCAGCTAATGGTTGTGATGCCGCCGGAACGACACCACTGGCAAAAGAAGAATAACGTTCCGGCTCTGGCTCTAGCAGGACACGCCCCTGCATAAACAGGGGCATCAGCTCTGAACCGGGCCTGAACAATACGATCCCCATTCGTGGGGCAATTTCAGGGGTCAGTAACGCTCTCACGATCACCTCAATGAACGGTATCTAGCAGCTTCAGAAGCTCAGGAAATCTGGACTCGAAGAAATGCGGCTGCGTCTCGCGCGGATTTGCCGGGCTGGTGATGTTCTTGCCGAACATGCAGCCCTTCGCCGTCAGTGACCAGAATTTTTTGATGTTGTTAATTGCGGTACGGCTGTATCGTTCGCGTTGTTCAACGATCCCCAGCTTCGCCATCTGGTGATATGCCTGATTATCCGTCAGGCGGATGCCGTACAGCTTCAGCAATGCACTCAGTGACAACGTAGGGCGGCTTGAGCCATCGGGCGCATCAGCAGGAGCATCAATGGCATAGATCGGCATAAGTTCAGGAAGACCAGCTACCTTTGATAATTTCTGGTATGCATCAAGTTTCGAGGAGTTAGACAGATTTAGAGTCTTTGCTGCTGATTCAAGCAGAATGACCCCGGATTTAATTTTGTCGGATGTGGTTTCTTCTGGTGATGAATTATGAAGCGCATCAAAAGTACGTATCACTTTTAAGCTGAATGCCGGGCTGATCCACATTGCATATGCATAGACCAGCTCTTTACAGACATACGTCCCACCATTGCGCCCCTGAATGGTGATGACAGGAATACTACGGGAATCTCCCGTAGTTTCTTCTTCCAGTAATTCCACAAGAGCCTTCGTTTCAGGACGACGCATAAACTCGTGAACTTCCAGCGAACGGGAGGAGCGATTCTCACCAGCGGCAAGAAGAGCAGCTTTCTGAAGGTCGTTAAGACAGTAGTTAGATTCGAAGTACTGGCGCACAGAAACGCCATCAATTACAAGCAACTGATTCATTGGTTTCTCCACAAATTTTTATCCACGAGCGGGACTGCACTCCCTTTTCGTTGATGCAAGATGAACTTACTGCGATTTTTAATAGTTATCAAGGATACACTGTTCATAAATACAGTATCTTTAACGAGGTAATACCCAAATTTAGGGTGTTGCTCAATTCCGTTACCGAGTTGCTAATTTGCAACTCGCTTTCTCGTACTTACTGATAGTGATCTCGACCTTCCCTTCCGGAATAACCGGTCCCCACTCCACCAGCATCCTTTTCACCTGGCTGTCGTCTTCCCACACACCCGCGTGGGTCAGGGCGTCAAACAGCGCTTTGTTATAGTTGTCCAGATCGCGGATCCGGTTGTCCGGAGGAAACAACACGATTTCTACTGATGCTGGTGCCGTCGTTGGTTTAGGCAGGCGCCGCAGTTGTTCAATAATTGCTGCACACGCCTCGCTCTGGAATTTTCGCCCCGCCGCGCTTATCAGGCTCTTTCCGGCAAAAGGTCCTTTGTTTGGATGCCGCCAGTAAGTGTTCACACTGGGTGGAAATGGCAGGATCAGCTTCATACTTTCACGCCCCTCTCATGTAACCAGTGGGTTGCACGCTTTCTGGCATTCTCCTCACCGGCAAGCAGTGCGCGGATGATCCCTACGGCCTCGCAGTCGTTGTCCTTTATCGCGGTGTGAATCGTGATGCCCCGTGCCACACCACGCTTTATCGTGATAAAACCTTTTTTCTCCAGTGCGCGAAGATGTTCCACAGCAGCGTTTACCGAACGGTATCCCAGCATGATTGCCACCTCCTGATTGGTTGGCGGGTAGCCACGTTCTTTCTGGTAAGAAATCAGCATATCCAGCACCTGCTGCTGGCATGGAGTTAATGTCGTCATTCAGCCCCCACATAATTCCCTGACAGATACCATCCATCAGCCGACACAACGATCCTTTTGCTTTTACGTAAACACCGCTCACGACGTTGCAGAAAATTGTTTCGATCTGTCTGTGAATGGCTCTCGCAAAATGCCTCCATCCAGACCGTTGCTGCGCGTCGGTAGAGCCCCTTCGACTCAAGTTCTTCTGCCTTACGGGTCAGGCGAAAAATCACCCGTGGATCGTTAGTGCCGGTATAGCAATCTCGTACCCGTTTAGTCTCAACAGCGGGTTCCAACTCTGGCTCTTCCCCCAGAGCAAAATGCCTGTGAATATCACCCTGGCACTTATGGGACACTCTCCCGCTCTGACGTAACTTGCTAGCCGTCTGCAAAACACACCGCCGCGAATAACCTTCAAAAGCGTTTGCGATATCGCTGGAAGTGCAGCCCGGATTTTGCTCAATAAATTTTTGAACATCTGCCATTAAACTCATACTCACCCCCTGAACCCTGCCGGGACCTGGCTGTAATCCACGCTGTCGTAGTTGGACTTGAAAAACGGATCTTCACTTCTGGCACCAGACACCGATGGAACTACCCAGGACTCTTCAAAATGGCGGTCTGGGCCAAAGAACGTGACAGCCTGTTTCACGAATTGCGTGCCGCTGTTACCCATCGCAGATACCCAGCCAGCGTAACGCTTCACACCTTCCAGCATGGTTTCAGGATTTACCCCTTCGTTCAGTCGAGCTTTCCAGGCTTTGAAGGCTGCTGATTTTGAATTGCCACCAGCACGCGCGGGATATGACCGCCATGCCAGCTCAAACTCTGGCGAGTATTCAAGTCGTGTTGAACGTACCCGTGCAGACGCCTCAGCAGATGCGCCAATAGTCTTTGGTTCATTGACTGGTTCTTTGACTGGTTCAAAAGAGTGACTGGTTCTGGGTGAATCTCCTGCACTACCCCCTGGTGAATGTCTTGCACTACCTGGTGAATTTGCTTCACTAGGTAGTGAATTATTTGCACTCCCCCCTAGTGAATTTCCTGCACCATCCAGATGCAGACGATAGATATTGCTTGAGTTACCTTTGTCACCTTTCCGGGTAACCTTTTTTACCAGCCCTGACTCACAAAGCGCCGCAATATGATTCATCACCGAGCGTTTGCTGATCTCACACTGATCGGCAATATGCTGGTAGCTAGGCCAGCACTCTCCCTGATCGCTGGCGTTATCAGCCAGCTTAATCAGGACAAGTTTCCGCAATGGGTTACCCACACGAATTTTCATCGCTTTGACCATCAGCTCCATGCTCATGCTGCACCTCCGATGCGCCTCATGTTTTTACCGGAACGGAATGCAATAAGCGGCATGTTGACACGGTAATTACGGCCCAGCGGCTCACACACGACTTTCTGGCATTCGAGATCAACCAGGCTTACACGTAGAACATGTCCTTTGGGTGTCGTGTACCACTGCCCTGGACGAGGGCAGCAGGAAGTCTGGTTGATAAGACGTTTGAAGATATTCCGGATCATTTGCGCCCCCTTACCTCTGAAGGGTTCAGTGTCATATTGATGAGACTGGCAAGCGCCGCAGCGTCATTGATGCGGTCATAAAGGCTTACAGCCAGCGGAGATTCCATTTTGGCCAGCATGGGATAGAGTTGTTGCAGCCAGACTTTGTGAATTACCGACAGATGGGAGTAAAGAACGCTGGCGTTCTGCGCTACGTCGTTCAGTGAAGAAGGCTTTGAAAGCTGTTTCTCCATCTGGTTAAAGGCATTGATGTATGCCTCTTTAAACCGGGCTGCACGTTTGCCAGTGAAGCCCATAGCAAGGAATGCGAAGCCATCGCGGGTGATTTGATAGCAAGGAAGTTTGCGGCCTGTGCAATCGGTGTATTCGCTTGGCTGAAAATTCAGCTCAGCAAATTCAACCGAGCACTCAAGCGTCTGGATTTTTTGAATAACGTTTTTATGTTGCTTGCAGAAATATTCGGCGACTGCCAAAGAAGAGGTAACGACCTTACCGTGGATAACATCGATTTTTGGGTGAGTTTGGGTAGGGGTGGTTGCCATAGTGACATCCTCATGTGCGAATTTTGAAAACTCACCACATAAGACGCCAATCATAGAGGTGGTGAGACGTACAGGGTTGGCGTAACCGGTCGCACATGACCCCGGCGCATCTTTCGATGCCCCTGCACGCCCCACCATAATTTGGATGTGAGGAAACGTGCGCAAAAAAACCGCTGAAGCGCGGTTATGCGCATGTGCGAATTTCAGGACGCCAATCCCGGCACCCGCTTTATAAGGTGCCTGAACAGTGTAACGTCCAGAAATTGCAGAATCAATATCAACGCCCTGTTGGTGCTTCACACTCAACAAAGTCACGCCTGAATTTCCACAAAGGACTAAAACACTCATGCGGGTATCCTTCGCGCAGGTAGATAACTCGCTTGGTTTCTGGCTCCCACCTAATGACATGAACATAAAACCCTCTCCTGTCACGAAACCAGCGGTTAAGTTCCTGCACGACTCATCCCCCACAGTCAGGTAATGTTCTCTGTGGTTACTTACGACCAGGCCATTTGATAATCTGCACTCATGTCGTAACGGCTGGCGCTCATAAGCCTCTGGCGCCACCTGTTGCGACAAACGGTTATTTGCCGTTAAACTGTTCATGCGTTAGTTTCTCCACAGACACAAAACGCCACGGCGCCCGGAGCTGCACACTCGCGGGCGTCACTCTTTTCTGGGGCGCAAAAAATTTTGTAGACCAGTGCTGCATGTTCCTGGAGCTTCGAAATTGACAGATACAACTCGTCGTTAATGGCTGTTCGCTCGTGAGGTTCCACCACCCCATCTTCAATTGCTGAACGAATCTGTTTTGAATAACTGCCGATCTGCTCAATAACCTCCAGCAGACGCTGGTTAATATCAGCGTTCTCCACGTCCTCAACTTCCGGAAGCGATACAAACACCCCATTAGCAGACTGTGCGACAGCATCAGCGATGTAGTGAGTACCACTTGCTCGCTGTAACACCATTGCCCAGCCAAGCGGGAAAATCTGATCGCCATCTGCACGAAGGCGGTTGAATAATGCGTTCTCAGTTACATCCAGCCACTCAGTTGCTTCGGCATAACCCCCCGGCAACGCCGCAATAGTTTTCCTGACAGCCTTCACATACCACTCAGGCTGTTTTTCTACCTTCCAGTGACACTTACCCACGGCTCACCTCCTGTTCCTGTGGTTTCAGCTCGCTCTGGTTTTGGCTAGATTGAAAACGAGCCGGGTAGAGAATCTGCATTTCGCTAATTTCACCCTTGAAAAATTTGGCGAGACGTTCCGCGAGATCGATGGATGGAACCTGCTCCAGTCTCTCAATACGGCTTAACGTCGCCTGATTGACCTGAACACACTCAGCTACATGCTGTAATGTAAAACCATGCGCCTTACGCACATTTCGTAATGGTGATTGCATACACCCTCCAATTATTGCGTCATGTGCATGTTATTTGACGCAAGTAAATTGCGCAAGTTGATTTGCTTAACTCGCAATAAAGAAATGTAATAAACGCATGAGCATAGGAAACCGAGTTAGACAGCTTCGCCAAGCGAAGAACATGAAAATTGCCGACCTAGCTGAAGCCATTGGTGTGGATTCGGCGAATATCTCACGCCTTGAAACAGGTAAGCAGAAGCAATTTACCGAGCAAGCCCTGGGCAATATAGCCAAGAGCTTAGACGTTGAAATTGCTGATCTCTTTACCTCTGAACTCAAAAATAATACTGTATATAAAAACAGTATTAGTGAGGGTGATGTGCAGGTGAAGGATGTATTCCGTATTGAATTGCTGGATGTCAGTGCCAGTGCGGGAAATGGCCTTATCCAGGGTGGTGATGTCATTGATGTGATTCATGCTATCGAATACAGAACTGATAATGCTTTATCGATGTTTGGCGGCCGACCTGCCAATCACATAAAAGTCATCAACGTTCGTGGGGACAGTATGTGTCCAACCATTGAGCCTGGAGATCTAATCTTCGTTGATATCAGCATCAATCAGTTCGATGGTGATGGTATCTATGTCTTTGGTTTTGACGACAAAATATACGTTAAACGACTGCAAATGATCCCAGACAAACTGTTGGTAATTTCTGATAACCAGATTTACCGTGAATGGGGAATCACCAGCGAAAACGAACACCGATTCATGGTCTTTGGAAAGGTCTTAATCAGTCAGTCGCAAACCCTTAAGCGACACAATTAAGCCAGCATACTCTTCATCGGCCACCACTAGGTGGCTTTTTTTTACCCTATGGGTTGCATATCTCGCAATAAAAATACTTGCACACTACGCAATTTCATTTTATCTTTCCCCACAGACAAACGAACAGGCGAAACACCAAAGAAACTTTGGTTGTAACACGGCGTATGGCACATGCGTCGTTAGCGGTCTGGCAACGTTAAAGGGGCAAACCTCCCCTAGCTCGGCGAACAAGTCAGGTAGCCGGAATGTGCAAGCCAATGAGGGTACGTATAGGGCGCCTAACCAGCGTGGCGATTCGGTTTGACGCCTGGGAAGAGACCAGGATGCAACGATGAGAGCATTTATGGATCCGCAACAAATGTGGTGTCTTAACTGGCTAAGTGCTCTCAGCGTTGTGGTAATCCGCGAAATGGCGCGGCGGTAAGTATGGCCGGGTTACGCTTTCCCGAGTTGAGGACACCGGATTGTCAGGTTGACCATACGCCTGAGTGGCAATCCCGCCACAACTCCCATTGCTTTGGCGGTACCAGTTTTTTCCTTAGTCCTTTCTGGTACCGACCTTTTTACAAAACAGAGAAAAGTATCCCCGGATGACGGGGTCATAACCCGATCCATCCTGATAGTTGTGGCCACTGATGCTCTTATCTGTTTTGTGGAGAAACTAACCGACCTTACAGGGTCGATATGCAGAGACTGAACAGTTAGTGAAGTAACAAGGTGATCGCATATGCTTCAAATGTTAACTCTTGAAGAATGGGCCTCTGAAAAATACAGAAGTAATCCTCCAAGTGTGTCCACATTGCGTCGTTATGCTAAGCAGAATTTATTTTGCCCACCGGCCATGAAACAAGGTCGGTTATGGCGAGTGCGTGAGGACGCCGAATTAGTTGGGGAGTTGGTAACACCAGTAATCAAGAAAAATGACTCATTACTTTTGCAACGGATTTTGAGTGATGGCAGCCAGACCGCGTAAGAATAATGTTTCAGTCCCTAACTTATATCCGCTTTATAGTCGGAAGGTAAATAAAGTCTATTGGCGGTATAAGCATCCAATAACAGGGAAATTCCATGCTTTGGGAACAAACGAAGCTGAAGCCATCGCTATTGCCACTGAAGCCAATACACGCCTGGCTGAGCAAAGAACTCGGCAGATTCTGGCTATCAGTGACAGGATCGCAACCAGCAAAGGGAAAGCAATCACAACGTCAACCTGGTTAGATCGCTACCAAGCGATCCAGGATGACAGACTGAAAAGTGGTGATATAAGACTCAACACCTATAAGCAGAAAGCTAAACCAGTATCCTTGCTTAGGGAACGAGCAGGAATGAAGTTGATCTCAGCCGTTGATGTCAGAGATATAGCACAATTGCTTGAAGAGTATATCTCTGCTGGACAACCTAGAATGGCCCAAGTCGTAAGGTCTGTATTGATCGATGTGTTTAAGGAAGCACAGCATTATGGCGAAGTTCCACCAGGGTATAACCCTGCTCTTGCGACGAAGCAACCCAGAAGGAAAATTACCCGTCAACGCCTCAGCCTGGAAGAATGGCAAAAAATATTCGATATCGCAGACGCCAGTCATCGTTACATGGGAAATGCAATGTTGTTAGCGCTGGTTACCGGTCAACGTTTGGGGGATATATCTAAAATGAAATTCAGCGATATTTGGGATGACCATCTTCATGTCATTCAGGAAAAAACCGGGAGCAAAATCGCTATCCCCCTTTCTCTTCGCCTCAATGCGATTAACTGGAGTTTACGCGATGTAATAGCCCGCTGCCGTGATTATGCAGTCAGTCCATACTTAGTTCATTTTTTCCGCTCAACATCACAGGCAGAACGTGGGGCGCAGGTTAAATCCAATACATTAACGATGAATTTTAGTAAAGCGAGAGATTTAGCAGGAATTGACTGGGGAGAAGGTTCACCTGCCACATTCCATGAGCAAAGGTCTTTATCTGAACGTCTGTACAAAGAACAGGGGTTAGATACACAAAAACTACTTGGTCATAAAACGCAGCGACAGACAGATCGATATCATGACGACCGAGGCAAAGGATGGATCAAAGTAGCGTTGTGAAAATTTGAACTTCTCAGCGTCACCTTTAAATTTTTATCCATAAATGAATAAAGAGAAACATTCTGTATTAACTAGAGTTAGGAAACTACAATATAAATTAATTATGAATAATAGATATTAAGACTGAAAAATGCCAGATTGAATTTTCACCCTGGCACAACAAAATTATAAAAATAACTCAATGATAAGTTTCTTATTTAAACTTACAATGAGTAGTTAAGAATGAATATATAGGGCTAACCGTCTGGTATTTAGAAATTCTATTGTCGTATCCATTATTTACTCTGTGCTCTCTATGCTTTGCTGTTGTAATTATAATTTTCTCCTTCGCTCTGGATAATGCAACATAGATGGCGCAATCATTTTCAAACTTAGATTTATTATAGTTCCAAAATGCCTGATCCTCTAAGCCGATAAAAATAACTACTTTATATTCTAAACCCTTACATTTATGCACATTCATGACATGCACTGAGTTCTCAGCCTGAAACATTAAGGCTGCCTCAGAGAAAGTTTTCGTTACATCTATTGTGTAGCGTAAATGAAGTTCAAGACTGCGCCAAATCTGTCCCCAATATTCAGTAGACTTATACTGACTCCAGCGCCCAATCATTCTACTTTTGCCAAAAAAACTAATAATATCTTTAATACAAAAAATCAATAAACCAGGATTAAATTCGTCCTCTAAAATTCTTTTTTTTGACGCAATATTATCCGACAGTGATTTAATAAGAGCATCTTCTTTCTCATTACCGCGCTCAACCCTGTGTACACTAAGATATAAATCACAAAGCTTAGTATAGCTTGATAACGAACGTGATGTAAAAACCTTAAACAGTGCAGAAAATATTTGCCCTAATGGTTCTTTTAAAACATCCTGCAACTCCGACATTTCAAGATTGTTAATCCCTTTTGTCGTAAGCTTATCGCGTAGTTTTTTCGAATATTGTTCTGACTGCTGTTTAGACAATACGCAAATCTCACTTTCTTTAATGCCAGATGCGATAAAGAATTCTATTTTATCAGCAATATCGTTTGCCTCATAAATCTCATTATCATAGTGATGAATGGTACAATTATTGACAGGTCTTGTTATCGGTAAAAAATTAGTACTACCTTGTACAAAGTTAACAAAACACCTCAATACTTCCTGAATTTCATCACTGGCTCTAAAATTTTGAACTAACAATTTCCTGATAGTATCAAATTCTTTTTCATAGTCTTCAAATACTGTTTTCCTAGCACCAGCCCAAAGCATGATGCTCTGGTTAATATCGCCAACAGCTAGCAATTGTACTCCTTTATCTTTAAAAAGAAGTTTAATCAACTCATACTGATCGGAGCGCGTATCTTGAAACTCGTCAATGAAAACATGTGAGTACGTTAAAGAAAACAGATCAACAATATCTGCTCTAGCTCTTAAAATATCTAAAGCCAGACGTCTTATGAGATCAAATGACAACTTATCCTTACCGTTGCATTGCTTAGCGTTAAAAACTAAATCATAGCTATTATAAGGCCTTTGAGCCACAGGCAAGATATCTTTAAATCGGTCAACAATGCTCTTACAAAAAGCGTCAAAAGTATATGAATCAAAGCGATCGCTTTTTTGCCCACACCTTTTTATAACTCGCTCTTTTATATTCTCTTGCGCCTCTTTTTTATAAGAAAGACATAGTATGTGTTTAGGCCACATGCACTTACCCGTCTGTAATAAATAATTAGATTTCTGAGCCAAAAGTTCTGTTTTCCCCGCCCCGGCACCAGCGAGAACAGAAACAGATTGGTCACATAAGATAATATCCATCAATTCATTTGTCGGTGTAATACCTTCAGAAGGACTCCATTGATTTATCAT